ATAGATTTTGATATATCAGTTACCTCTAAATAAGTTAAAACCCTACTTCCACCATCAACAGCACTACCTCTAGCCCCCGATGTAAACTATTTTCTTAATTCTAATAACTCATCACCACCAAAATTCTGTGATGAGGAAATATCTGAAATCCAAGCATCTTTATTAGCGTATATAAATTTATGTGCCATATTATTCTACTATCCCCTTTATATTATCATCAGGATTTTTTAACTCAAACACACTAGGTGTCGAGGTATGTGCTGATGGATATACACCATTCCCAAAATCTTCCCATGGATATGCCCAACCATAACCAAGAGAACCAGTACCAGATGATGCATCATTTCCCTGAGCGTCGGATGGAATTCCCCCCGGAGCATGTAAATTACCAGCCAATGAAAGTATATCGGCTCGTTGTCCTATATATAAACTTTTAACTGTTTTCACACCGGATACATTATATAAAAGATTTTCAATATCTGATTTATATAAAGTTTGATTGAAATCCATATTATTTATATTAAAATAATTTTTAAGTTCCTGAATACATTGTAACTTAACATCCGATTTGTTAAATGATTTTCTAGCCACCACAACAAATTTTATCCCAAAATTTATAACATAACCATTCTTCACCTCGACATCATCCGTCAATAATTTATAATTATCTAAATAATTTAAAATATTAGTTTTCATAGATATGGGAGTAGTTGATAAATATTTTTTAGAATCATAAGATAATGAATATATTTCAACATTTTTAGATTCTGGTGTTACATTATCCATAACATTCTGTGTATTGAAATTAAGAATAAACTGTCTAATATTATCCATCTTATTCCCATCCCCCAATGTTTGATTACCAGCTTGGTATCGACCTAATATATTTTGAAACTCTGTAGCATCAACTGAACCACCTATGGTGGTATCAGTATTTATATCAAAAACATCATAAGATGATCCAAGTGCAGCTGTAGATGATCTCCTAACATATACCTTAGCTATGTTTCCATACTTAGCCGGCATTGTTTTTACTCTAGCTTCATAATCTTGTTTAGTCACCGCCCTCATCTGAGTTGAAAAATTAATTTTAGATCTTTCTTTTATTTCCTGTATAGTTTCTTTGTCAGCCCCACCGATAGCAGGTTTTTTGTTAGTAACTGTTAATGATGATAGTGATGAAGGATCTGGATTTCCTTGTAAAGTATTTTTACTTAATAATGTTGTACAAGTTTCAGCCGGAACATTAGCTTTTATACCACCACCAACTCGATATGTAACAGTTAATGTTGTGTGGGATGGTGATTCTCCTAATGTGTTATATGATACCGTCGGATTAACTCCGTTAGGTAAAATCCCCTGAATAAAGGAATTTATTTCATTCATATCCTCAAATACTTCACTTATAAAAGAATCATTAGAATATGCCCCATTTAACAATCCATTACCAAATACAAGTGAAGTCGTATTATCTTCATTCACCTCTGTAATAAATCTTTTATTTACAGATTGCGCGGCATTTAATTTATACGGAACAGATACAGGCATACTATAAGATACACCACTAATATATTCATCATATGAAGAACTTCTGTCACCGTCGTTATAGTAATGAACATCATTGAATATTTTATCTTGTGCCAAATAATCAACCTCATACCATACATTTTCGTTAGAATCTTTAACAGATATAATACTGACAACATCTTTATCAGGTAAAGTTAATTTTAAAAATTGATTCGGTGAAGTTATAGAAAAATCATATGTTTTAGTCATACCAGAAACCGCAATAACATTTTGTTTAACCATCCATTTACTGACTACTCCATTTTCATTCCAGGAAAACGGTTCAGGAACATATGATGATGTAACACTAAAATCACATATATCTAATGTTTCAAATGTTACATTATTTACATCAGATTTAACAGATGTTCCTTTATTCAGTAATAAAGCTTGGCTCATACTTGGTATTTGATTGGGCCCAGTACCATGTGAATCTACGGTATGTTTAAATGTCATTTCTACCATAGCTGGAACTATAGGTTTCACTTTGTATCCAAGTGTTTTAGCTATATTCAAAACATTATTTCTCTCTTCAGCCGTTGAAACAAACATCTCTTTAAATTGTGAATCTATATAGAAATTCAATACATCCCCAACATACGCAGACATTTCCATTAACATCATACCAGGTGAAGATTCATTAAAATCAGAATATGTACTTGGAAAATATGTTTTAGTATAATTAATAAGATCATTTTTAATCTTATTAAAATCTCTAGATGTATAATTTATATACGGTTTTTCATTATCATTATAATTAGGCATGTTTTCCCCTCAATTATCCAAGTACCAATTCAACAGAATCGTACATATTAGGATTACTTTTAATGGCAAGTGTTAAAATTATCCTTATTTTATTTTTATCATTCATATTACTATATTTAGTATCCAATTTTAAATCTACAATTAAGATATAAGGTAACCATTTTTCAATAGTTGAAACTATATCCTCTTTAATAAGTTCTTCAGTAGTTTCGTTTAATTCCTCAAACATAAATTCCCTCAGACCAGATCCAAAATCCGGATGCATTAATCTTTCACCTTTAAATGTATATAATAAATTTCTAACATTTTCTTTAGCGGCATCTAATGTTATTAATGTAGATTCAAAATATCCTTCAGAACCATCGGACTTTTCTAAAGGTAATCTCAATCCTATATAATTCTTATCCTGTTCATCTTTAAGATCTGTTGATTTTAATGTTACTCTTACAGCCAATTTCTATCTCCAATTACACTTTACTAACATCACTTTTCATTAATTTCACAACGGATTTTTTTGAATTACCACTAACCGTTGAAGTTGTTTTAGCATTGGGTGTTTCTATAAAAGAAACACCTTTAACTACCAACTGTCCACCCTGACTCGAATATGTTCCAGTTTTCAATAAATTTAATTTAGGTAATGTCGCACCATCCTGGCCAACTTTGTCAGCTGTTTTGGTCATTACAATTTCAACCTGATCAATCGGACCACCGAAACCTATAAAGGATAAAACCGTTTTAAAAAAGGATAGAAATTTTCCCCATACACCCATTTGTGTTTCCGCCTTTACAGAAACAGATAAATTTTTAGTCGTTTTAATTGATTGACAATCTATATCTGTTACGAGGCTCAAAACTCTGAACTCCTGAATGGTTACCCACTCTGTAATAGCGTTAGTTAATTTCCTAGCTCTTTCTTTTATTATGGCTTTCTGGTCAGGAGTTAAATCCTGTGATGGAGTCCCACTATATTTTAAAGCATCAAATACTTTATCATATAAATCCGATTCTTTCATTATCTTCTAGTACCTTTGGATTTCTTTAAACTTGCTTTAAGTATTCCACTAAAATCCCTATCAAACATATCTTTAACTTCCTGTGATTGTCCTGGAGCTATTATATCACCGCTATTACTGCCGTCACCATTCATTATATCACCGTAATTCGAATTCATTAGTTCGTTTGATTTACTAGAATTATAAGTTCCACCCCCCATAGTTGGATACTCCTCCTGCCCTTCTGATGGTATTCCACCCTCAGTTTCAGCTAGTACCTCATTTATAATAGAGTTGGTAGAATAAATCTTTTCCCCACCAATATTCTTCTTTACTTGTATTTGTCGAGGTATTGGTCTGCTTTGATTTTTTGGTTTTCTCAATTCAGTAATAACCTCTTGTATAGCCAAAGCAACTTCTTCCCTAACTATTTTTCTTATTAATGTTTTCACATCTGTTTTCTTTTTCATATTATACCTCTTATTTGTTAATCTTTACTACCATTTGGTTCTATATAATGTTTATCACTTAACATATTCTTTATCATACTTCTAATTGGTTCAGTAGATCCTGGCGGCGGCGGTCCACTTGTACCACCAGCCACACACACGGTATGAGTTAATCCATCAATTGTCGTACATACCTGTTCCAGTATTTTTTTCAGTTGTGCACCCATCACTAAAGGTTCTACTTTCTCCTCAGCCTTCTCTCCTAAATAAATATTCTTAGATTCAATTATTGTACTATTATTAGTATAAATTCTACAATTATCATTAGAACCAATATTAACACTACCGAAAGCAGATAGAGTTATTTCTTTTTCTCTAGAATTAAATGTAATTTTATTTGAAGAAATTAAAATTTGACTATTGGGTGTATCTTTAAATGCAACATGTCTTTTATTTTCTTTTTGATTTGAAGCCAAAAATAAATTTTCACCCGCGAAGTTATCATAAATTTTACCAACTTTAGTTATTGATATTAAAGTCGAATCCATTAATGTTTCACTCCCAACTAAGTCAGGCCTTCCATTTGATATAATAATATTTGGAAATTTACTTCTCTGTCCGATTCTTATACTATTACCAAATCTCCCCTCTAAAATTAAATCACCTACTGCATTATCTGGTATATTAAAAGCTTTTTCAGGAATTCCTGTTTGGTCATTATTAGGTCTAGTACCCTTGTTATAAAATCCATAAGTATCCATATGCATTATCACAGGCTTTTCTAATCTTTTTATTTCACCGCCATTCTTCCAAACTAATGCTGGTGAGATATTAAATAAACTTCTATCACCGACCGGCATTGATGATTTGTTAACATGATTACCGAGCCTTGATATATCAGGATTCTGATTTGGATTATTAATTGTATTCAAAGGACCTATATAATAATTGATGCCATCAAAATTACACAATAATACAGGGTCACCTTGAGTCGGTACGTCAGCAATACCCCTAAAAAGGGGTATATATATGGTTTCCATACTAGCATCTAAACTATCATTTTCAAATTTCACATTATTCCCACCTATCGGATAATGTGATTTTCCTTGAATAGCATTAATTAACATCGAAGATCCCTCACCCAGATGTCCTTTTAATTTTTTATATAATGAATGATGTGTACTAGTAATTACAGTTACAACATGACCAGGTACAAATTGAGCGGTTACTCTACCACCAGAAGTACCCGATCCAGTTCCAGTTTTATAACTATATGTTTCTTTATTGGGTTTAGTACTATTTTTACCTGTATCAAATATAAACATTTTAGTTTCCTAATGTTACATTTTTTGATTTTTCTTTTAAAATTGCAACCTCATCACTTTTTTTCTGTAGATCATCTACATCTTCTTGTAACGCATTTATCAGATCTTCTTTTTCAGCTTCAGACAATAAAAACGATTCATCATCACCTCCGGAAGATTTAGACATAATTCTCTGTATGACTCCAGCTAACTTAACTAAATGTTCATCATTCTTAACCGCGACATCCATATATTCCTTTATAATTGGAGCAACCATAACTACATCATCAATTGTTGTGATGAAGCCGTGTATCTCTGATATAAGTAAATCTATCTGTTTTTTTCTATCAGATGTGTTTTTATATATATCTTTCGTTAAATCTTGAAAGGTTTTACCTTCAAATATCTCGTCATTTAATTTCATTTGATTCTCCAAATACCTATATTTATTCATATATAAATATAAAAACCCCAAGATTCTTGGGGTTTTTTATTCAAAGTAAAATTAATAAATAATTCAATTTAGAAAAATTTCCCTGCGGATTTATCGAATTTTATACACCCGTTACGAAAATACTCATTTGATAGCTTATTATAATGTTTTTTCATCTCATTTACTATTTTTGTTATATTATTAGTATTAACACCGGTCATTTCTCTTATAAGTAAATATAAAGCTTTTTTATTAAAATTTTCTATTTCTTCTATTCTGTACATCAATTCAACAACCGCGTACGCTATAGTAATATCTCTTTTTTTCTTAAACATTTTTGGTATGTTTATATCAAAATATACAGTTAATTGTTTAATCAAATCTCCATGTTCCGTTTTAATCTCATCACTCTTACGATGATTTAAAACTGAAACGTCATCATGAATTTTCATTTTTTTATAATTATTTGTATTATGTAGTATTAAATAATTTTTAGCTACTATTGAAAAATAACTAAAGGCCTTTGATCCTTTTGTATGGTCATACTTATGTAAATTCATAACAAGAAATGAAACTACTTCATTTTTTACATCCTGAAAACCATAATTAAAATAAGTAAATTTAAATGTATTAATTATATTTTCACATAATTTATCAAATGCATAATGAA